CCCATGTGTAATGGATTAAACAGACGCCAAGTAATGTAACCTAGAGCATCATTCATGTGATCGTAACCAGCATCTTTATCAGGTTCACCCTTCTCAGTATAACTTTGAAGTTCAAGACACTCAATTAATTTAGTTGCACTTGAATGAATTTGTAGTTTAACTTGACCTTTTCCATTTTCAAGTAGTCTTTGTACTGAATTTACTCTATCTCTTACAGGTGGGTTGGCTGCTGGTGATTGATTCATAAATCCATAACTTTCTAGTATTTGGATGTCGGTTTTCGAAGCGTTTGTGCTTCTGTTTCCTCCTGACGCATCAGGATAGATATAGATTTTTTGCTCTGGATAGCGTCTTTTAATTTCTTGAGCAATTGAGTCGGTGTCATGTGATTCCCTTATTTCATCAACCACGAGTAATTTGTCACCAATAGCAATACCAATTACACAATTAGTATTTCCAATATTAAAATCGATCCCGATTCTGAGTGGTTCGTTAGTTATATCTGGCAACGTATTAATGACATGGACAGTTCGGTTGAAGCGGTCATAAACTTGTCCTGTTGTTATATTACAAAACTCTCCGTTTAAATATGCTTGCAGTAATCCTTTTTCATAATTCTCTTCTAATCTTGTAATAAAATCTTGTGGCAGATGTGGATTATCGTATGTTCGCATTTTTATTAATTTACGATCTGTTTTCTTTTGTGCTTCGTTACTGCCAAAAGTATTCCACATCCATCTGAAACCTTCAGGTGTTGATGCAACACCAAACTGTCTTTGATTTCCAGAACGTAATCTTGCAAGTATTCTTGGAAAAGCTCTGTCTGCAATAGAAGGAGCAACAGTATCTATCTCGTCTGCTAATACCCAAGCAAGGTTTAGTCCAATAATTCTTGACCAGTTCTCGAAACTTCTACAAAGTATGCGTGCATCACCATCTGGAAGGTGTAGTAAATATTCGGGTAATGGAGATTGTCTTTGTGTATATGGGATTCCATAATCTTCTAAAAAAGTTTCAAAATCGTTTTGCCATATATCTCTTATTAACGGTGCAGTAGGTTCCATAACTGCACCTGTAAAACCTTGATTGTTTATTGCTAACTGTACAGCTTTTGCACATAGACTTCTGGTTTTGCCTGCACCATAACCAGCAGAAAGACCAATAATTTGCGTATCTTGGTCATCGACAAAAGCAAGCTGGCCGGGGTGAAGATCAGCTTTTATTCTTTCAATAATATCGTCACAACATAAATCAGCACCATAAGATGTTTCTAATATTCTGCCTTCTCGATCAATAATACTCATAACAACTGAGCAACTTTTGCCATTGTATTTATACAGCCAAGAGCTATATGTGGCTGGTTGTTTCTTCTAGCATCTTGTGCCAATGTACTAAGTTGTGAAAGAACATCAGCAGTAAATTGTCTCCTGTCAACATCCCAATCTGTTGCCATCACTTCATTTGCAGCACTTATATACTTATCAACTGCTCTAGGTTTCACCCCCCATTCTCTAACACCATAAGCGACAATTTCTGATCGCATTGTATTACGAGCTTTCAGAGCAGCAACTTTTCTAACTCTCCACTCTACTTCTTTTTTTGTAGATCTTTTTGCCATTTATTCGTCAAAAAGTTTTTTTAGTTCTTGTGAACCACTTTTTGGTTGTTTTAATTGAACTAATCGTAATCCATAATTATCAGTTTTTTGTATATTTTCCCAATCTATATCTTTTCTTCTTATTAATTGTGTATCAAATTTCTGCCAATTATTATGAACAACGTGTTGTGGTCTTTGAAATCTTCTTTTTGTTTCGACAACTTTCGGCCACAATTTTTCTAAACTTCTTGCCATTGTTAATCTACCATCACCTTTATAAAGTTGATCTGTATTACCTCCTTTCATTGTCATTGTGTGCATTTTTTCTATTAAAAAGGCATTAAAGTTAACAGTGCAGTATCCCAAAGATAATGCTTGTAAACATAAATCAGTATCCTCGTTATATCTACCACGCCATCTTATATCTAATGAATTATCAATCAACAGAGTTGAATATACATGAGCATTCAATTGAAATGGTGGTTGGTTTCGTTTTATAGCAAACGAAACGTAGTTTAATCCTGATATTGCTATGTTTGTATATCTATCTGTAAAGTCCTCGCAACATCTTAGACCAACATTTGCATTACATCGAATACGAGTATTTTTATATTTTCTATGAATGCTACGTATATTATCATCCATTATCCAATGTCTTTTTGCTCCACGTTCTTTGCTATGCTCCCACACAAAATTTCTAACTGGTATTGATCCCAACCCAAGATTTTGAAAAGGTGTTTTAATTATTATTGACGGGTCGTAATGCTTGGCATATTTATCAAACTCTTGCGGTTCTACAACAATACGAAAATCAACTTGATCTTTCAATAAAAAGTTTGCAGTTAAACAAGCATCATACCTGCCTTTTGATATGACGTATACAGGATAATTAGGCTTCTTCATCTTCTACCTCAAATCCTACAGATGTCATATCTCGTCTTTCTTTTTGTGGAAACCAAATAGATTCGTCTGTTTTTTCTACATAATCAAAGCCATTTTGTTCGCAAAAGGCTTTTTTATCTTCGTATGTTTCAAAATTAACGTGTAATTTTTTAACAGGGTCAGATATTTCAAAATCAGGCATACCTAACCATTCAGCAGCATGGTCTGTAGTTTTAATTTCTGATGCTGGTCTTGTTACATACAACAAGTTTTGCAACATCATTTCATCATAGCCTGTACCTAAGAGATCACTTTTTTCCATGATCTCTTTAAGAATATTAGATAAAGCACGATCATCTACTTCGCCTAAATGCGAAACTTCGTTATCGGCTGTTAGTAACTTAACAGCCTCAATACTATCTGATTCAAGCTCTAATTTCAACACAGGTACAGAAGAAAGTCCTAAAGACTGTGCAGCTTTAACAACACCATGCCCTGCAAGAATCGTGTTATCCTTTGCTACAATTACATTTCGATATATTCCATTATCAGTAATTGATTGTTTCAAATGTTCAAGCTGATCTGCAGGGTGTGACTTGTAGTTTTTTGGGTGTGGCTTTAAATCTGCAACAGCCATCTGTCGAACTGTGTAAAAAGAAAATGTATTAAAATCTAATAAATTTACAATATCTTGATGCAGTTCATCTAAGTTTGAAATATTGCCTAATTCTTCTAACACTTTATTTTCGTCCCATTCAGACTGTTCTGCAATTTTATTATCAGCTATAACGTAAGCTTTTTTCTGTGCATCAGTTAAATTTTCTACAATTCGAATTGGCACTTCATCAATCTGCATTTGTTTTGCAGCTTCGTATCTACCATGACCAGAAAGAATCGTTTTTTCTTCATCACAAACAATTGGTTGTGTAAATCCAAATTGCTTTATTGATGCAACAATATTTTTTATTTGTTGCTCTGGATGTATTTTTGAATTGTTTTTGTATGGTTTTAGCTCTGATAAGCTACATTCTGTTGAAATCACAGTACCTAAATCCTCCTTGCGTTTTTGCATTTTTATAATGTATTTATTATTCATGTCGACATATTTATCGTCAACATGAAATCCTTCTGGATCTTTGTACCAAGCAATAAGGTGACGTTTTGCAGCCTCTTTAGCCATTTGCAAAGTATGTCCACAACCAGTACATAGTACATAGTTTGATTTGCCATCAGGCCATTTTGTGTGATGCAACCATTTGTGATCAGAATCATATTCAAACTCATAAAATAATCCATTATGCTCAATTTCAAATACTGAAGCTCCCATTAATATGCAGCCTCCCTATTCCAAGTAATTTTTTTAAATGACTTGAAATAATCTATTGTTTCTTGCAGTCCATCATCAAGTGATACTGTTGGCAACCAATCCAAAGTTTCTTTTGCCAATGTTATATCAGGATTTCTTCTCTGTGGGTCATCTTCTGGCAATGGTAAATTAACATGAGGCAGAGCAGCATTTATTTTATTTGCTATACGCATTGCTAATTCATTAACTGTAATTTCTACAGGGTTACCTAAATTAATTGGTTTTGAGCAATCAGAATCCATAAGTTTTCTTAATCCATTGACCATATCATCTACATAACAAAAGCACCTAGTTTGTGTACCTGTTCCATAAACAGTAATTGGTTTTTTGGCTAATGCTTGTGTAATAAAGTTACTAACTACCCTGCCATCATTTTTTAACATTCTTGGACCATAAGTATTAAATATACGAGCAATACGGATTTGTACATTATTAACCCTTTTATAATCTGTCATCAATGTTTCTGATATTCTTTTGCCCTCGTCATAGCAGGCACGAGGTCCAATGGTATTTACATTGCCGAGATAATACTCTGGCTGTGGGTGGATTTGTGGATCGCCATAAATCTCTGATGTACTGGTAAAAAGTATTCTTGCTCCCGATCTTTTTGCTAAACCGAGCATATTATATGTACCAAAAAAGCTAGTTTTTATGGTCTTTATGGGATTTATTTGGTACTGAACAGGACTAGCTGGACAAGCTAAATGCCAAATACGGTCAACCTCTAGCAGTATGGGCTCAATTACGTCATGTCTAATCAGTTCAAAGTTCTTGTGACCAATCAGATGGGCTACGTTTCTTTTTTTACCAGTATGGAAATTATCAAGACAAATGACCTCTTGGTTGTCTTTTATTAGTGAGTCGACTAGGTGTGAACCAAGAAAGCCAGCACCACCAGTAACTAAATGTCGCATATAAATAAGTTGTTACTGTGATGTTACATCAAAATTAATTGGTTTACAATTAATATTAATTGTATTATAATTAATATGTCAAAACAAAACAGAGGTCTTATGACTACTCAAACAAAACAGACTATCTCAGATCAAGTGGATTACAAACACATGATTCAAGAGATAGCAAATGATTATAGCGAGATGTACAACGCATCAGCACATAATCCAATTAAGGACATTCTCAACCAATTACTTATGTTTGGAGAAGAAGAGGGTGTACTTGTTACTACTGCAATTCAGAAATTATATGAATGCAATAAAGAATACAAGGAGGGTGTATAAATGTCAGACAAATACAGAGGCTACACAATTATGACTTCAATATTCAGTGTTGGATTTGATGTCTATGACCCTGCTGGACAACCAGCTTATTACGAAACCAGACACACTTTCCCAACTATCGAAGCTGCGGAAAATGCTGTCAGACAACTTATCAAACAAAATGGTAACAAATTCTTAGAAGAGGACTTTCATTACAACAGGGGGAACAAATGAAACGAGGTCATTATTTAAATCAGGCTCGAAAAGCCTTTGCAATACTTGATAAATTCCACACCAAGATGTTTGATCTTGGTGGAGAAGAATCAGAACACTGGTCAGATGACTTTAATTGTGACGAGAGTTACCTGAGAAGAATACTTGATGGACCAATGGGTGCTGATGACGAACATTTTGTTAAACTTGAAAAATATGACAAAATGGCTCATACCTGTGATTGCCATATAAAAGATTACAAAGAACAAATTAAATACTTAAGAAAACAAATTGCAACGGAACAAGCCAGAAAGGACAACATACAGAAGGAAAAAAATGAATGTCTTATTGAATGGAATATGGATTATAAAACAATAGAAAAAAGACTTACTAAACAATACCCAGAGTTTGCACCATGACTTTTTTTAACACAATAGACGAAAATCCAGATGAGCTTGCTAAATCGCAAGCTCAAGCTCTAACACAAGAGCAAGAGATAATGAAATGTTTTCATAAAGCAGAAAATAAATATTCAGATATACGCATAAGTCCATCAATGATGTTAAAAATGACAGATTTAAAATGTCCTTTAACATCAATCAGACGAGCAATGACAAATTTAAGTAATCAAGGAAAGTTAATTAAAACGAACATAAAAGTAGATGGCTTGTATGGTAAAAAAGAACACTTATGGGAATTGCCTAAAAAGCCAGAAGAATACAATCAAACCAGTTTAATGTAATGGATTATTCGTCTTATAAACGTACTTTCCCTAATCTTTCTGTTCGTGAGATAGAAAGATTACATCAATTTAAAACCAACTTTCCGAATCAGACAATCGAATGGTTAAAAATAATTGATAAAAGTAATGACTCTGACCCATTAAGAGCAAGAGCTATTGACCTTGCAAGGATAAGATCAGCAGTTCGATATAACGAAACTAATGGACCTAAGAAAAATTACGGAAGTAATACAAAAAAGGTAAAACAAGTTGATCGTAAAAAGTTACAAGCAGAAGAACGTAAACGCAAATAGCCACTACACCTCCTGATGTAGGAAAAGTAATTGTTACTGCGTGTAAAAAAA